TAATGCAGCAGCTGATCTTGTTGTTAACACACAGGGTGCAGCTTTCTGTTTAGTCTTTTCAGGAGATGCAACAACAGGTTGGACGTACAAGGAGAAATAGAATATGGCAAATTACGAAGCAACAAAATACGATTTTTCAGGAGCAAACCTTACAGGTATCGAGGGTATTCCTACAGCAACTATTGTGCCGTGGTCTTCTGCTTCAGTGCCAACAGGTTTTTTAGAATGTAATGGTGCAAACGTTTCAAGAACAACTTATGCAGACTTATTTGCAATCGTAGGGACAACTTACGGATCTGGAGATGGTTCATCTACTTTTGGTTTACCTGACTTACAAGACAACGTTGCAATAGGTAAATCTGGAACTAAAGCTATAGGATCAACAGGTGGAGCAAACACTGTGACTTCAACTGGAAACGTTGGTGGATCAACAGCAAACGCCACTTTATCAACTGGACAGTTAGCATCTCACTCACACCCTGCAGGTAGAGGTAACCCAGGTTTTGGTAGAAACCAGATGAATCACCCTGTTTATTTAGCAGGTGGAGGTCCTGGAAATACAGGAAGCACAGGATCAGGTCAGGGTCACTCACATAACATGAGTGCAACATTTTCAGGAGATGCAACTTCGGTTGTTCAACCTTATTTAACAGTTATTTATATTATTAAAACGTAGGAGAAATTATGGCAACTAACGCAACATGGACAGTAGTATTTGAAGATAAAACAATCATTAAACAAAGTGGTGATGGTGCAGGTGCTTATGTTATAACAGGTGAAGATTCTTTTTGGAGTGATTCTAAATGGTCAAACATTTGGGCTATTCAATATGTTGCGGATAATGAAGACTACAATGATACAGTAGAGTACAGAGATTCAACTCCTCACGCTACATGGACAGCAGCTAATTTAGGAAGTTTTCAAGATCAATTTATTCCTAAATGGGATGCAGCTCATATAGCTAGATTACAATCTGATTGGGATAATGATAATGCTCTTGTGGAAGATCCAGAAGGTTCTGATACTTGGAGAGAAGAAACATCAGATGAAAAAATTGCTAGATTAGGTGCAAGACCTACAAGTTACAGTAGTTAGGGTGTATATAAATATTTAATTTGACTATTTTGTAAAGTCATTAAAGCATCATCAAAACTTTCAACTATTGGATAACCTTTTAAATTAAAAGATGTATTTAACAATAACGGAACTCCTGTTTTTTCATAAAACAAATTTATTAAATCATAATAATTAGGATTTTGTTCGCGTTTTAAAGTTTGAAATCTACACGTATTGTCTGCATGCACACATGCAGGAACTTCATCAATTGCTTTTTGTTTAGCATCAATTGCAAATGTCATATAAGGTGATTCATCTAATCCGTGCATTTCTAAGTATTCATCTTTGTGTTCGTATAATATCGTAGCTGCAGTAGGCCTCCACCACTGTCTACCTTTTATTTTATTTACAATTTCTTTTGCTTTTGGATTACGTGGGTCAAATAACATGGAGCGATTACCTAAAGCCCTTGCTCCCCATTCTGAGTGACCTTGAAATATTACAACTAATTCTTGTTGTAATAAAAGATCAATTGCTTCCGACTTGTTTTTTATAATTTTGAACATAATAAAAAGCCGCTCCTACAGCTGTTCCTCCATCATAAGGTATTGGATCTATAAAAAAATTTAATTTGGGAAAATGTTTTACAAGTTTAAAATTGTTTGAACAATTTAAATGATATCCTCCAGATAAAATAATATTTTTACAATCACTATATGTCATTGCTTTTTCAATTAATTTTATTCTTTCCTGTAAGGTTTCTTCTTGTGCTTTATGTGCTAATTCTAAAACATCTTTATCAAGATTTGTATTTTTATCTTTATACGCAGCTATACCCATTAGTTGTCCCTCTTCATTCTTTTTAAAACCTGCTTTATATAAATAATCAAGGTATTTAAAACCTCCTATTGGTCTATTTGTTAATGTCCATTCTACTCCATTTAAAAAGTAAAAATAATCTCGATAATCATAATCTCTAAAAAGATATTGTCTTATATTAGTAGAACGTTTGTAAAGAGATTTTAATTCTTTTTTATTTATTTTAAAAATTGCTTCCATAGTTTGAAAATTTCTATCCATGTAAAGACTATCTTCATCAGGAAAACGCTCACCACCTCCATCACATGTTACTGCAAGAGCTTCTTCAAATTTACTAAAATAAAAACCACAAACTGCATGAAATAAATGATGTTCTTTAAAATAAAATTTACTTTCTTTAAATTTAAGTTGTCTAAGCAAATTATCAACAAAAGGTTTTTCAATTAAAATGTTCCCCATATCCCAAGAAGAAATTGCAACACAATCAAAAACAACATCTTTAAATTTTTTTAATATCTCATAATCATAGTCACCATCATAAAAAGGATTTGGAGGCATAAAATGTTTAATTTTATTAAATCTATCTTCTTCATAATATTCTTTTAAAATATTATCTTCAAAATAAGCACACGAAACGTTATGTGATATATTAAATCCCAACACTTTTTTCACTAACTATCCCTCAACATCATCCAAGAAGTTAAGATATATTTTTCTCCTGACAAGGGGGGATTACCTCTGTGTAAATAAGGGAAGGCCGCAGGCCAAATAACTATTCTTCCTTTTTTAGGTTTAACTCTTTTTGAAAAATGTAAAAATTCTGTTTCACCACCTTCTTCTACATCATTTAAATATATACTAAAAACAAAAGCTCTAGCTTCGTTTTCAAATCCTGCACCATGTTCTATATGCCAAACATGATAACCTTCAGTAGGTAATGTTTTTTGAATTTTTAAACAAGTAAAATTAAAAGGCACTCCGTAAGCTTCATCAGCTCCTACATTTTTAACATAGTGATTCCAAGCCATATCAAAATTTAACATCATAGGTTTTAAAGTTTTCCACCATACATCTATGTTATTTCCAAAAGCAAAAAATTGTTGATCTTGTTTTTGTAATATAGACGCTTTTTCTCCACCTATTCTATTAACTGTATTATTAAATTTATTTTGATCTTCATATAATTGAATAGCTTTATTACATTCCTCTTCGGTAATGTAATTATCATAAATACCTATAAAATTATTTATATTAACTGTTTTATCTTTCATTATTTTTTTCTTCCATATCTTTAATTTTGTTGTTGTATTTAAATTTATTACCCTGCTCTATATTAAAGATTAAACTGTATCTATATTTTTCTCCTACATATTCATCAAAACCATGAATTATTTCAGGTGGAAATATATAATAATCTCCAGGTTCAGGTGTTATTTTTAAATTTAATTCAGGTAATAATAAATCACAACCTTTTGTTAAATACAAAATTCCATGCTGACAAGGGTGTGTATGATATGATACGCTATCTCCAGGTTTTATTTCATTACCCCAAGAGTTTGAAATTATAAATTTTTCAAAAAAATGTTTAAATAAATCTGGGTGAGTTATTTGATGTTTATTTATTACGTAAGATAAAAATTCAATAAATTCAGGTTTATCTAAAAAATATTTCCAATCTGTCATTCCTCCTTGTACATTTGTGTAACTGTACATTTCTTTATTTAAATTATTTTTAATTTGTAAAATAAAGTTATGAATTTTTTCAGGATAAGGATAATGACCAAAAATTATATTAACAATTCTAGGATAAGTTACGTTAATGCTATTTCTTTGTTCATTTAATTTATTATTTTTATCTATTAAAGTTATCATTGTTTTAATTTGTTAATAGCATCATATGCGTGATCTTTATAGGGTCCATTTTGATTTACGTAATGAAGAAAAACTTGTGCTAATCCTTCACCTTTATATACACCTGGTCTGCCATGCAATTGATCGCAACCTGCATACAACAAACCATCTCCTTCTTCTAATTCAAAAGAAGTGTCTTCGATCTTTAAAGGCCAGTTGTCATATTTTTTTACACATGCAGTAATTGATATTTCACATGAAGGTCTATCTTTATGTGTTTTTAAAGTGCCTCCAAATACATAATATCTCCAATAAGCATAAGTTGGAAATAATTTTAAATTAGATTCTTTTTCAACTAAAGGTAATTTATTATCTAACAAAGATGTCATCAATGGATCATTATACCAAGCCGGTGAAAAAGATTGATTATCTAATTTATAATCTCTGTCTGTATCTAATTTGTTAAAACAATATTTTTGTATTATTGGTAATTCCTCTTTTAGAAAAAAACCTTTTATTAATTTATAATCTACTGCAGCCATGCTACTATACTATACCTTGTTCCTTTCAATATTGGTTCAATTATGTGAGGATATAAAAAATTACTTGGGAAAAAAACAATAGAATTTTTTTGTAATTTAATTCTTTTTATTTCTATTTCTTTTTGATCTGTAAAAACTAAATCTCCCCCTGTATAATTATCATTTAAATTTATAATAATACTCAATGATCTTGATGTAGTGCTAAAGTGATCTGTATGTATTTTATAATTTCCACCTAATTTATATTTTAACAAATCAATTTGATTTATTTTATTACTAGCCATTCTAGGAAATTTAATTTTGTAATGAGGATATATTCTTTCTATTTCTCTTTTAATGTAATTCCAGTAAAATAAATTAGTAGGAGTTTTTAAATTTAAAGAATATCCTTTTACATTTCTTACATTTTTATCAACTTCTCCTTCTCCTATGGTAAGATTTTTAATAGCTTTTTTATCCGTAAGAGCTATTATATTTTTGCAAAAATTAGGATCAACTATATTATTTAACTCAACAATTGCTTCTAAATGGTCCATAATTATGTTACTTTCATTCTCTAAAAAACTGATATATAAAGCACTATATGCTACAAAAATTAAATTTCAAGCCTGGTTTTAATAAGATGGTCACAGATTCAGGAGCCGAGTCTCAATGGGTTGATGGTGATTTTGTTAGATTTAGATATGGCTTACCTGAAAAAATAGGTGGTTGGAACCAATTAACTGCAAGTAGTTTAACTTTACCTGGAGCAGCACGTTCACAGCACACTTGGACAAGTATCGCTGGAGAAAAGTATGCAGCGATAGGAACATCACAAGGTTTATTTTTATATTATGGAAATGACTTTTATGACATTTCTCCACTAGATACAGCCATTACTGGATTTACATTTACAACTACAAATAATTCAGCAACTGTAACTGTTAACAAAACTTCTCACAATTTAACCGCAGGAAGATATTTTACATTTACTTCCGTGACTTTACCTGGATCAGGAACAGGATATGTGGCAGCTGATTTTACAGATAAACCTTTTGAAATTGTAACAGCTAGCACAAACAGTTTTACGATTACAATGGCGTCAGTAGAATCTGGAGCAGGAATTACAGCAGGAGGATCGGCAACAGTTAATCCGTATGTAGAAGTTGGACCAACATTTCAAACAGCTGGGTATGGTTGGGGTACAGACACTTGGAGTACGTCAACGTGGGGAACAGAAAGAACAACTAGTGACGTGATTCTAGATCCAGGAAACTGGAGTCTTGATAATTTTGGAGAAGTATTAGTTGCAACTATTGCTGGCGGTAAAACATTTACATGGAATGCAGGTGCATCAAACGCACGAACAATAAGAGCGTCAACCACAACTACAAATTTTTCTACATCAAACAATCCAACATCATCTAGACTTACACAAGTTTCAGATAGGGATAGACATCTGTTTCATTTTGGAACTGAAACAACAATAGGAGATACAACAACTGTTGATCCAATGTTTATAAGATTTTCTAATCAAGAAGATTTAAATACATATGCACCAAATATTACAAATACCGCTGGTAGTTTTAGATTAGATAAAGGAAATAAAATTGTAGGAGCTGTGTCTGGTAAGGACTACACTTTAGTTTTAACAGATAGCTCTGCATACGTAATTCAATTTGTTGGTCCACCATTTACTTTTTCTGTAAAACAAGTTGGTACAAACTGTGGATTGATTGGTCAGCACGCTTTAAGTTATTCTGATGGTATTGTATTCTGGATGTCAGGTGAAGGTGGATTTTTTGCATACGATGGTACAGTTAAATCTTTACCTTGTTTAGTTGAAGACTTTGTATTTAATACTGACGGAGATAATTTAGGAATTAATTTTAACGCGAGTGATATTATTTATGCAGAACACAATACACTTTATAGTGAAGTAAATTGGTTTTATCCAAAGTCTGGATCAGATCAAATAGATAGAGTTGTTACATATAATTATGCAGAACAAGTTTGGACTACAGGATCATTAGCTAGAACAAGTTATGTAGATACAGGCGTGTTTGATGTGCCGTATGCAACTGAATATAATAAAACAGCAACACCTGTATTTCCTGATATTCAAGGTATCACAAATAGATTTGGAGCATCAACTTACTATGCTCATGAAGTAGGGACTGACCAAGTAAATTCATCAGGTACAACAGCCATTGCTGCGTTTATTAAATCAGGAGATTATGATATATCTGCTAGACGTAGTGCACTAGGAGGGTCAACCGGTCTTGCTGATCTTAGAGGAGATGGTGAATTCTTTATGTCTGTTAAAAGATTTATACCTGACTTTAAAGTTCTTACAGGTAATTCAAAGGTTACATTGTTGTTAAATGATTATCCAAACAATACAGCATCTAGTTCACCGCTAGGACCCTTTACAATTACGTCTTCTACTGATAAAGTAGATACCCGTGCAAGAGGAAGACTTGTAGCATTAAAAATAGAAAATGACGCTGTGGGAGAAACTTGGCGTTATGGCACAATGCGTGTTGATATAAAACCAGATGGTAGAAGATAATGACTGTAGATAAGAAAATTAGTTATGAAATACAAGGCGGTGCAAAAAACTATCTTGGTAAACAAAAAGAAGTTACTGCTCCTATAAAATGGAAATCCAGTCCAGATAGTCCAGAAACAGAATTAGCATATATTACAAAAGCAGAAAAAGATTTACTTGTTAAAAAAGATTTACACGGTTCACTAAAAAATGGTGTTAACAGAGGACCATCAGGTATTATGAGTTTAGATGGTTATGGATCATTTGATGGTCCAGATCCAACTAAAGATACAGGTATGTCTGGTGTAGCTACAAGTGCCGCCGAATCAGGTGGTGGATCTGGAGCAGACAGAAAAGAACTTGAATCGTATATAAGTAGAAATCAAATGACAAGCACCCGATTACCTCCTGGTGTTACAAAACAATTACCACAAAATATAAGAGAATATAGAGATGCATTTATTGCAGCAGGTGGTGGTCAAAGAGTTAATCCAGGTTTTTTTGATAGTAGAAATACTGTATCACGAGCAGAGTTAGCAAGAGCTAAAGCATTTAATCCATCTGCATTTAAAGCAGTACGTGGTGGAGGTCTTAGTAGTTTTTTAACAGGCGGTGGATTTATTGGAAATTTAATTAGAGGTCTTGGACAAGCATTTGGTTTAGGTAAAAAATATGATGAACCAACTTATGACATGAGTGGTATAAACACTAGAGTATATGAAGGTACAATGGATCCTACTGTTAATCCAGAATACTATAATGATCTTG